TAATCTTCCTCATTTGTTTAAAAAAGGTAAGTCTGGAAATCCCAATGGCAGACCTAAAGGAAGTGTCAATAAATATACTCAATTAGCTAGAGAACTCTTAAGCTCTAGAGGAGAAGAGATAGTTGAGGTAGTCATAGATAAAGCATTAAAAGGTGATGTTCATTGTCTTAAAATGTGTATGGATAGAATTGTTCCTCCGCAGAAGGCGGTAGAAATTAAACACACTAAAGATGATGGTGGTTTAATTATTAATGTTGGAACTACTGACCAAATATCTGAGATGGCTAAAGGTAAGAAACTTAAGAATCCTACTATTAAGTCTGATGATGAGGTTATTGCTGAGGTGGTAGCTGATGGCAGAACTTAATGTTGAGTTACATCCTGCTCAATTAAGCATATTTAATTCTGAAGCTAGATTTAAGGTAGTTGCTGCAGGTAGAAGATTTGGTAAGTCTAGGCTGGCTGCTTGGATTTTGTTAATTAAGGCATTACAGTCTGACTCTAAGGATGTCTTTTACATTGGTCCTACATTCCAACAAGCTAAAGACATTATGTGGTCTATGTTAAAAGAGTTGGGACAAGACCTTATTGTTGATGCCTACGAAAACACCGCCCGCCTCACCCTTGTAAACGGAAGAAAGATATTTTTAAAAGGTTCTGATAGACCAGATACTCTTCGTGGTGTTGGTCTTGCTTATGTTGTACTGGATGAGTATGCATCTATGAAACCTAATGTGTGGGAACAAATTATTAGACCGACTCTTGCCGATGTTAAAGGTGGTGCATTGTTTATTGGTACACCTGCAGGTAAGAATCATTTTTATGAACTTTATAATGAGGCAAAGAAAGAAGATGACTGGGAAACATTCTCCTACAACTCAACAGATAATCCATATATTGATGACGAGGAAATTGAAGCTGCAAGAAAAAGTATGTCTTCTATGGCGTTTCGTCAAGAATTTGAAGCATCGTTTGAAACATTTACTGGTGGAATCTTTAAAGAAGATTGGTTCCAGTTAGGTGAAGAGCCTGAAGAGGGTAACTTTATTATTGCTGTTGACCCTGCTGGGTTTGAATCTGTTGAAAAAGAACGAGGTTTAAAGGGTTCTAAGCTGGATGAGACGGCTATTGCTATTGTTAAAACTAATGCTGATGAGTGGTGGGTTGCTGATATTAAACATGGTAGATGGTCTATCAAAGAAACAGCAAGAAAGATACTAGAAGCTGCTATGTTTTACGAAGCTACTACTGTAGGTATTGAGACTGGTTCACTAAGAAATGCTATATTGCCTTATTTACAAGATGAAATGCGCAGCAACGACAGCTTTGTCCACTTAGATGAGTTAAGACATGGCGGTAAAAAGAAGACTGAGCGTATAACATGGGCGTTACAAGGCAGAATGGAGCATGGTCAGATAACATTTAATGAAGATAAAGAGTGGAAACCTTTTATCTCTCAGATGTTAGACTTTCCTAACCATTTATCACACGATGATATGCTTGATGCACTAGCTTATATCGACCAAGTAGCTATAGCAGACTTTGCTTTTTCTATAGATTTTGACGATGAATGGGAACCTATTGACGAAATAGCAGGTTACTAATAAATTTTTATGTTATATTACGCTTAAATTACTATAAGTAAATTAAATGGACCAAGAAAACAAATATCAAGCGTTAACATCCTGGCTAATGTACCGACTAGAAAGTTGGAGAACTTGGAGAGATACTAATTATGTCTACAAATGGGATGAATACTACAGATTATGGCGTGGAATATGGTTACAAGAAGACAGAACCAGAGAATCTGAGAAGTCTAGAATCATATCTCCCGCATTACAACAAGCAGTAGAAGCTACTGTTGCAGAATTAGAAGAAGCTACATTTGGTCGTGGCAAATGGTTTGACATTAAAGATGATATGTTGGACCAGAATCCACAAGATGCTGAATATGTACGCAATTTATTGCAAGAAGACCTAGAAAAAACAGGTTGTAAAGATGCAATATCAGAGATTTTCTTAAACGGTGCTATATATGGTACTGGTATTGGAAAGATTGTTGTAGAACAAAACATAGAGCGTTCACCTGTGGAGGTTCCAGTAGAAGGGACTATGGCAACAACTAGAGAATTGGTTGAAAGACCTATCATAGATGTAAGAATCGAACCCATATCCCCCAAAGAGTTCTTAATAGACCCTTCTGCTAACTCCATTAACGAAGCTTTAGGTGTTGCACATGAAGTAATTAAGCCTAGATACCATGTTGTTGATGGTATTAACTCTGGAATGTATAGAGATGTACCTCTAGATGGTGATTATGATACTGTTGACTTTGGTTATGACCCTGAATCTAAGCAAGCTGATGAGTCTGATAGTGTTAAGATTACAGAATACTGGGGTAAAGTACCTAAACGCTTTCTTAAAAAGAATGCAGATAAAGATGATTTTGAATACGATACAAAAGATACAATGGTTGAGGCTGTTGTTACTATCGTAAATGATTCATACATCCTAAGAGCAGAAGAAAATGCTTTTATGATGAAAGATAGACCTTTTATTTCTTATCAACATGACATTGTTCCTAATAAATTCTGGGGCAGAGGCGTGTGTGAGAAAGGATACAATCCACAAAAAGCGTTAGATGCTGAAATGAGAGCAAGAATTGACTCATTAGCACTAACAACTACGCCAATGATGGCAGCAGATGCTACCAGATTACCAAGAGGTTCTAAGTTTGAGGTAAGACCTGGAAAGACTTTACTAACGAATGGCTCGCCACGAGATGCAATTATGCCTCTAGATATGGGAACCACAGATGCTAACACATTTAACCAGGTCTCCTCATTACAAGCTATGATTCAGATGGGTACGGGTGCTGCAGATGTGCAAACTGCTGATAGAGCTACATCTTCTGGTATGTCTATGGCACAGTCAGCCGCTATCAAACGACAAAAGCGTACATTAATGAATTTCCAGAATACTTTCTTAATTCCAATGATTAATAAATCACTACATAGAAAGATTCAATTTGATTTTGAGCGTTATCCTGTTGCAGATTACAAGTTTATTCCATATTCAACTATGGGAATTATGGCTAAAGAACTAGAAATGCAGCAAATGGTTTCACTAATGCAAAGTATTCCTGCAGATAATCCTGCGTTTAATACAATTCTAGTTTCATTATTCCAAAACTCTAGTATTCATAACAGAGACCAAATAGTAAATGGACTAATACAAGCAATGCAGCCTAATCCACAGCAGCAAGAACTACAAGCTATTGGACAAGAGATGCAAATGCGTATGACAGAAGCTGAGATTAATAAGTTAGTCTCTGAAGCTGCTGAAAATAACGCTAGAGCTGTTAAATATCAATCAGATGCACAAAGTAAAGTACCAGATGCTATGCAGCAACAAGATAAATTACTTAAACTTCAAAAGTCTGTATTAGATATGGAGAATACTAAGGCAGATATTGAGCGTAAAAACTCTGAGAATGTAAGAAATATTCCTGAAATGGAACATCTTAAATCAGAAACTGCTCTTAATATGGCTAGAGCTAGAGCTGAAGCTAAAAAAGTAGAAATTGTAGATAAGTTTATTCAATGACAGATTTAGAAATACTAGAAACAAGATTAGATTTATTTGAACATGACGGCTGGCGTGATGTTGTAAATGAATTAAAGAACATATCTGATAGCATCAATGATATTGATGGTATTAGAGATGAGAAAGGCCTTTGGGAAGCCAAAGGTAAGTTACAAGTTTTAAATTATATTATTAATTTAGAGAATGTAACTAGAACAACCATGGAACAACTGGAAACAGCTCCATGATATTTTAACTTCATAACCCAATACGGGCGGAGACCAAGAAGATGAGTATTATAGTAGATAACCCTGAAGCAGTATCAGAACCAATAACAGAAAATCAAGAACTTACTACGGAAGAAGTAACTGAAGTAGAAGCTGCACCTGAAGCTGAGGAGCAAGCTTATGAAGTACCTGAGAAGTATGCTGGTAAGACACTAGAAGATGTAATTTCAATGCACCAAAACGCACAGCGTAAGCTGAGTGAACAAGGTCAAGAGGTTGGAGAACAACGAAAGATGATTCAACAACTACTTGAATTGCAACAAGCATCTATGCAGCAGCAAGCTACAAATACTGAACCACAACCAGAGGAAGACTTTCAAGAGTTATTGTATGATAATCCTAAAGAAGCTATAGCTAAGATAGTTGCTTCACATCCTGAAATACTAGCTGCTAAAGAAGCTAATATGAAGGCTGCACAACAATCAAGTATAGCTCAGCTAGAAGCTAAACATCCTGAGTTTCGTGATACGATACAGGATAATAAGTTTTTAGATTGGGTACAGGGTAGTCCTGTTCGTACAGAGCTTTTCAGAAGAGCCAATGATAACTATGATGTTGATTCTGCTTCTGAATTATTTGATACATGGAAAACACTTTCTATGATTGATAAGACTAAAGAAGTACAAAAGAAACAACAAAAGACTAGAGATAAGGAACTTCTACAAACTAGCTCTGAGACTCGTTCAAGCGGAGATTCTGTAGGTGGTAAAAAAGTATATCGTAGGACAGATTTAATTGAACTACAAAGAAGAGACCCTGCTTATTACGCAGCTAACGCTGATGAAATAATGCAAGCTTATGCTGAGGGTCGTGTTAGATAATATTCTATAGGAGAATAAAATGGCAAACTCTTTTGCAGGTGGCTCTACAGTCACAACAGCTATTGCGAATAATTTTATTCCTGAACTTTGGTCGGATGAAGTTATTGGCTCTTATAAACAAAATCTAGTACTAGCTAACTTAGTAACTAAGATGTCTCACAAAGGTAAGAAAGG